TAAAACTCGTCACAAATTCAAAATATCTATTATTAGCTATTTTTTCATCAAAAGAAATAAACACAATATCATACATTTGATTTGATCCTTCTCGGTGCATTAGTATAAACAGTTTTATGAAATAAACTTCCGGCAGGATCTAAATTGGCAATTTCTAATCCGCATTCATCCATTAATTTCTTACCTAAAAAATTAATATAATTAGAAGTTACACTAGAATCTTTACCTTCGTGTTCAGATTTCCAATGATCTGCTAGATAATCAAAATCTCTAACATTGCTATAATCCCAATCAGTACAATTGGTCAAATATGCACCTTCTCTTGCTCCTAATATACTCCATATACCGTTTTCCACATCAACACCTACACTACACCAAATTAATAATCTATTGTAATTTTGCCAATGTATTTTTTTAAGATCGCTAACTTTAGCACCTTGATCTAAACTCATTTTAACACCTTCACGAAATCCAGCTCTCCATGCTTGTTCAGGAGTTGCATTAGTAAAACTTTCACTATAGTTTTCAGTAAATTGATAATATTTGTCATCAAAACAAAATTCAACTAATCCTTTTGTGTCATTAGGATCTGAATTTTCATGTGTACGCATACTATTAACAAATTTAGGTGTCCACATTTTAAGTCCGCCATTGCCGTACATTAATCCGTTAACATGTACTCGACCGCACCAACTGAATACATGATCTTTTGTTAGTAATAACTTGTCTAAATCTATTTCAACTTCTAAAAAACGAGGATCAATAATATTATCACCATCTACTGTAACAAAATATTCTGTTTCACATTGAGCGGCACAAGCTTTATGTGCGGCATCACTACCTTTAACTCCATGCACACGCTTTGCCCATGGCACTTTAGTTAATAAATCTGCATAATTTTTTTCAGCATTAGGCTCGTTGTAGCTGAGAAAAATAATATCTTGTTCGATTACTTTTATTATATTACTCATGTATTGACTTATTTAGGTTGTATGTTAGTTCAGAATTAGTTAATAAAGAAAAATTAGTATACTTAGTTTCATCTTCAAGAGGAATAACAATTTTATCTAATATTAAATCTTTAAAACTTAATTTAAAACTTTTAATTAAATAATTTCTATCATCGGCAGACGTAAAAAATATAGTAATATCGTCCCCGAGAATTTTTTTATCATAATACTTTTGTCGTGTGTTATCATTTAAAAGAAATATCCATTCTTTTCCGTAATAAATTTCTATATCAGCATCAATGCTAGTATATATTTCTCTTAATTTATTAATTTTTATTTTAGGTTGTTCAATAATAGTTGAAACTAATTCATTATTTTCAACTTTAAAATCTGATAATTTATGTCTATTAAGTACAAAATTTTCATATGCAGTGAATGTAATTTCTAGAGAATGTGTATGTATTTCTAATTTTTCGTTCGATACTGATAAAATATTTCCAGTCTCTTCATCATAATGAGCATAAAAACTAGGATTCCAAACCGAAGGCGGATTGGGTAATATTACTTTTTTCTTTTTAGCCATGTTGTAATGACTCCAATGTGTGCAAAATATCGTCAGTTATAAAATCTTTTTCTACATAATGAAATAAAGACGGTTGTTTAATATTGCCCACTAAAAATTCTCCTTGAGAATTCAACATATAATGTATAGTATCTGTCCATTTTTCATGCTGTGTGACCCAACCTTGAATAGGAGGTTTCATATGTACAAATTTTAAAATGCCAGTATTATCTAAAACTTCATCGTGCATCATAGCTAATTCAATTGCAACTGCTACTGCTAAATCCATGCTTAACCATTTTTGATAATTATTAGGAGCAAATTTATCCCAACATAATTCCCAATTATTAATAACGAATTCTAGTACGCGATAAAATTCTAAAGATACTTCAGACTTTTTAAAATAATGCAATGCAAAATATGGATTAGTAAGTTTATTAGAAGCAAATGCTTTTCTATGGATAGTATCTACAACTGGTTCTAGTTTATAATTTAAAATTTGATTACAAAATCTTAAATTATAATTGCTACAATAATCCCACCATGCACTGATATCTGCTAATAATAACATATCAGTATCGAGTACTATTGTTTCTTCATACGGACTAGCATGATAAATTTTCCAACGATGTTCAGCTTTTAAATCAGAAATTTGAGTAGTCTTGTCGACCCACGGTATAGAAATAATTTGATCAAAAACTGATTTATAAAAATTTGGCACCGGATCATCGGTGATTAATGAAATATTATTAATATCGGTTTGACTATATTTTATGCTTAATGCCAAAGCATAAGCTTGTTGAACGTAATCAACGTCAGATGTATTTTGAGCAAATACTACAAATCCTTTAGACACCTATACCTCCATCGATATATCTATTCAAACTTGATTTATTCATAATGTGAACGTCTAATCCTGTAGTTTTTACTAGTGTATATTCTCCAAGATATTTTTCTTTTTCAACTAAAAAATTCATAATATTATCTTTTGAATTTACTAAAAAATCTCTATCTAAAATATAAATCATTTTTCCAGGCAAATCTACTGTAAAATTATCTTCAGTTTTACTGTTTAATATGTGTATGGCAATACTAAAAGAATAATCATTTCTATAAGTATCTGAATTAATATTATATAAAAGTTTAAAATAATCCCAATTATTTTTTATATAATCAATTAAATCAAAAAACTTTTCCATTACTAAATTTTTTTGAAATACAAATACAGTAGCCCAATAAAACGGAATACTATATGGATTAATCCTAGTAAATTCCTGAGTATCTCTCCAACCTGCTAAATCTAAACTGTTACGATAAATTTGAAAATCGTAATCGTTATCAAATACTGATTTTAAATTATCAGAATTAATAATGTAATCGCTGTCAATTACTAAAGTTTTATCATATGGAGATAAATGATATACGCTTGTACGACTTTTGTTTTTCCATTCTAAAGTTGTTTTATATAAAGATCCATCATTAAATCGTTTTCTTTGTTGTTCATTACTAAAGTCAATATCTATAATTTGATCAAATACATGATCTGGGTATGTTTTTTCTAACCATTCTCTACTATCTGTTATTATACTAACAGGAATATTTAAATATTGTTTTACTCGTTCGGCGGCGAATACTGCCAGTTTGACATAATCAACTCTTGCATTATTTTGAGCAAATATTACTGCACCGTTCATAGCTCAAACAAATCAGCAATTTTACGTTTTGACTTGATATTTTTATATTTTTCAGCATATACAGCAGTTGCTTTAAAATACAAATCAGTGATATCGTTAAAAAAATCTTGGACAGAAGGAATTATTACTGGAAGGTTATTTAAATCTACAAATGGTACATCTGTAGTTTTTCCCGAATCTAAACAAATTTTAGTCAAACTAATTAAATCAGGAGTTACTCGAAATGTAGATCCGTTTTTATAATAAAGTAAACTTTGATTGTATTCTTCTAGAATAATTCTACGCTGGTTGGATAGCGTAGACATGTAATTAACTACTGCAAAAGCTTTTTCAATTTTTTCATCCATAGATAACTCCGTAATGTATTATACACTACTATAATTATCTTATCGATAAAATAGAAGTTTAAGGTCCTGACTGTGTTACACTAGGAAGGTAGTTAACAGGAGTTGTCATTGAAACATTTGAACCAGACGCATAGTTAGCTTGAACTACACTTGTCAATGTACCGGTAACTGATTCATGTGTTCCGCCACCGGGTCCGTATGAAGGTGCTTCAAACCTTATACTAAATGTAAGAACTGTTCTACCGGCATTTACACTAGCAAATATTTGATATTGATCGCCCGAATATGTACTTGCTGTTTTTGTAAAAATTAATTGCGGTGTAGTTGTAAGTTGATAATATCCAATACTACTTGCAGATGTTCCAGTTGGTGAAGACCCTGCTGAAGGATAAGATGCAGAATTTGGAACTTGAGATGTACTATTGTAATTCATACTAATAATACCCATCGCTCCTAATAAATGATTCCAATCAGTATTCAATTGAGTGCTTGTATTATTTAAACTTGCATAAAATTGAATAGAACTACCAGAATTAAAATAATATCTTGCTTTATCAGAAGTACCAAAATTTAAATTTACAGTATGTGTAATGGTATTAGTCCACGGGGTAGTTTTACTAGGATTACTTAACACTTGTGTCGACGATTGTCCAGATGAAGCAATGGTCAATGAATTAGATTGAACTGTGTTTGCATAAGCCAAATATGCGGCTCGATTAGCTTCTGTAACAATAGTACTTGTGTTTACTAACGTAAGATTTCCACTTTCATCAATACCAGTCTGGTGTTGTCTAGCTTTTAATAAATCGTTGCATAATGCTACCCAACCTGAAGCAGTGATTTTTGATCCAATTGTTACCTGGCTGCTAGTTACAGTTTGTCCGTAACCTAGTTGTCCCGAGCCAGTACCTAATACGTTAGAGATAATTGTTTGTATTTGATTAAAATCACTAGCGAGAATCTTTGTGCCTTGTCCAGCCATTTTTTATCCTTTTTAATCTTTTAAAGTACTACGCATTCGACAAGTTTTACACCAGAATCTTCATTTCCTTCTAATGCGATGGCAAATACTGACCCGATACCTACAATACCGGTTCCGTTATCACTAGCAACAATTCGGTCACCTTTATGTACAACACCTGTAATTTTAACTGGTACACGACCTTTAAGTGCAATATAAGTTCCACCTACTAGATCTGAATTCATCATATATGCTGGTTGTCCGCTGACTACACCGATTGCGTAATCTCCAGTTGTGCTTGCTGTAACTTCTTTTGTACCGCCTACTGATACTACTGTACCAACTTCATACTCTTTATCAGTTAAATATTTTTCTGCTAAGTCAGCATAATAACTACTAGTACTTGCACCATTAAATGTGACTGCATTTAAATTGCCACTTGTATCTCTAATAGCAACTGTACTCGGTGTTGGAGAAACAGCAGGACTAATTGCAGTATTATTATATAAAATAGTACTTGCTTGAGTAGCTGTACCATTAAAAGTTGTAGCCCAAACATTTGCCCATTGGTAACTTGAATTGCCTAGATTACTTACACTAGTAACTCCTGGCAATACATCTTGCCCTACTAATTTCATTGGTGTTACAGTTACACCCCCTACTGTAGTTGAAAATACAATAGTGTTATTATAGATATTTTGAATGGTAGGTGTTGTATTAGATGCATTAAAAACTGCTAATTTAGCAGTAGGGTTACCTACTGTATAACCAACATCCGCAAAGTTAACAGTTGTGCTAAAGTTTGCATTGCCTACTTGAACAAATCCCGATGCAGGTAAACCACCTAATTTATCTGCATTACTAGCAGTTCCCCAAAATCTAAAATTATTCTGAGTTTGACCAGGTTGTGCGCTATTATTAGTATATGCTAGTGTAATACCTTGTTGAATATCAGTAAAACCGCCAGCAATTAATGCGGCATTTGACGTAGAATCAAGTGTAAATTTAGCATCAGGACTAATAATAAAAACTACTTGGCCGTTATCGATTGCTTCAATAACAGTATGCGGGGTAGAAGCTGTATCAAGAACACTAGTACTCAACATTTCTGTCAGTCCAGAACCTTTAACTGCTTGTGGGCCAATCAATGTATAACTTGTACCGTTCCAAACAGATATTTGACTTGTATCTGAATTATACCATAAATCGCCGATTGTTAAACCAGCTGGGGGGCTCGATGTAGGAGCAATCTCAGCTCCACCAGTACTACGATATTTGCTACCATCCCAAAATTTTAATTTGCTGTTACCGCTATCAAACCAAATTTGACCCGCAGTTGGATTACTTGGGCCTGTTGATGATGCAAAATTTTCTAGTAAATAGACAAAATTTTCATTCTGAATCTGACCGTAACCTGCGTAATTTTTTCCAATTAGTTTAATACTAAGAGTAGCATCGACTGTACCGTCTGCTACCGTTGTAATCAACGAATTATTATAATGATTGATAGTATATGCCATCGCCCCTGTTTCCTTATTCTTGAGTATTTATCATTGTTTTACCAAGTTGCAAGTGTAGTTCTAACCCAAGAGTTTGTTGCAACACAAACATAAAAATGAGTAGAATCCCATGCAATTTGCCCTGCGACTCCAGGGCTAGTTGAAGTTGCAGGAGCTGAACTTGATATTCTAAAAGTTCCATTTACATCTAAAGTAGCCTGCGGCGATGAAGTAAATATACCTGTTTGATTACTACTACCATTAATATATAAAGCAGAGTAGGTTGTAGAACCTTTTAATGTAGTAATTTGAAAATTCTGATTTGCTGTATTAGATGATATTTGAAATAATGTCGAACTAACATTGAGTTCATTGTTTGCGCTTGGTCCTAAAATTAATGGAACAGAATCTTGTATAGTTAATGTTCCTGTAATAGAAGAATCCGATATTGTTGATACAAAATCTTCAGCAGTATGCAATGTAACACCATCTGCTGCCAATAATTTACTAGCAGTTACAACAGGAACATTAAATGTTACCCCCAAAAGTGTGCTAACATTAAATCCAATTGCAATATTGCCTGTATAATTTGCATCTACTACACCTGCAGGAGTAAATGCATCTTTACTAAAGATACCAAGTAATTGCCCGGCAACTTTTAACAATACAATTGTGTGGTTAATATTATTGATATCTAGCACATCGTCGACTATAAAACCACTTTGACCTTGTGCCGATGTATATATAGGCCCTGCAACTTTATTAGATTGACCATCGTTAAAATAAAGCTGACTTGTTGCTGTGTTAATCCAAATGTCACCGATAGTTAAACTACTCGGAACTGTTGATCCTACTAATGTTCCACCAGAAACAACAAATTGACTTCCGTTGTAAACTTTTAATCTGTTTTGAGTAGTATCAAACCATAACTGTCCTGTTACTGGATTTGGTGGTTGAGTAGTATTAGCAAAGTTTTCTAGCATATGTACAAAGTTATCATTAACATATAACCCGTACCCTGTAGCATTTTTTCCTATCAACGTCAAATCTGTAGTTGTTTGATCAAGTTGTCCATCAACAATTTGTGTTAATACCGAGCCGTTTGTTAAATTTATAGTATAACTCATTATAGATTACCAGTAAAAATTATGTAATTAATAGTAGTATACGGATTCATTATTGTAACTGGCGTCGATGTTGCCGCGTTATTGCTTACACTACCACTATTTGAAAGACCGTAACCTTGACCAGTTTGATTTTGTTGTGTCAAGCCTACTCCAGGTGTTGCGGCAGGATCTGTAACTGCATTAGGTACACCCACAGCATAATATTGAGCAGAACCATCATTAAGATTATGTCGATGATCTGGCAAGTTAGATGTTGCCAAAGTAATATTTTGACTACCTGAACTTGCACCAACTGTATCAGCAGTTACATTTGAAACATTGCCTGCCGATCCTCCACCCGCTGATATTAATACGCCTGAACCATCTTTGCTAGGTACAGTCAAATTATTATTCATATTGTCTGCACCTAGTGGGAATCTACCTCTTAGATCTGGTAAAGCAAATGTACTTAAACCTTGCAACTGACTAGAGGGCTTATAAGCATATTGAATTGCGGCAAATAATGTTGGATATTTTGAAATTTGTATTTCACTACCATCACATAATAAGTATCCGGTTGGTATATTTGTAGGCAATCCTGCAAATGGAAATATAGCACCAACTGGAACTGTTGCTATATGATTAAATAATACCTGTTTAGTCATACTAACTAAACTAGATGAACTGGCTTGATAAACTAAAAATTGGTCGTTTAATGCAGAATCTAATGCAGAAGTTTTTGTCGATATAATACCACCATTAATTGTAGTATTAAATGTCACTGTACCTGTAAGAGTTTGTCCGTTAAATGGTACAGCTTGGCTAGATACATCTCCTGCTAACAAGAAATTAGTAGTCGATTGAAGCTTTGTAGCTTCTGCGGCAATACCTGTACTACCTGATAAATCTGCACCAACAACTGTTCCGCTAAAATTACCGCTAAAGTTTTCAGCAAATATGTTTCTAAAAGGTCTAGTCGATGATCCTATATCATATTTTCCACTTGTTACTAAAGGAATATTTAAAGTAGATGCTTCTGTAGAATTTTTTGAATATCCAGGTAATATAACCGATGCGGCAATTGGATTGTTGTTAGAGTCTAAATAATTAATATAGTTCTGACCGTATGTAGTAACATCATCTCCGAAAGAAGATTTTTTAGTTACGCTTAATCCGCCTAATGTTTGTATGCTTGCTCCACCAATATCTCCTGAGCCTGTACTGGTAGTTCCAACATCAGCCGTACCATTAACCATTAATCGACCAGGAATGCTATTTACAGTATCATTGTTAATAGTAGACTGACCTAATACATCTAATGTTGACATAGGATTAACATTGTTAGTACCTAATCCAACTCTTGCTGCCGCAGTAAGGGTTAATCCAGTTATATATGTACCGGCATTATTAGTAGAAATACTAATAGATGCATCGCTATTTTTAGAAGTTAAAACAGTATTAACACCATTAGCTCCGATATTAAATCCTAATGCGCTTCCAATAGTAAGACCACTATCATTTTGTACATTAAGAGCATAATTAGTAGTACTAGCAATATCTGTTCTTAAAAAATTGGCTGCTGGAATCGAAGTATTACCAATTAATAATGCGTCTGCAGAGCTTGCAGTTCCCCAAAATCTAGTTGGAGTTTGATTAGAAGACGAATTATATACAGAATCAACTGTACTTAAATTCATCCCTTCGTTAATTGTTTGAAACCCGGCAATAATAGCTTTAGGAGTAAATGAATCTTTACTAATAATAGCCATTCTATAACCTGTAGTAGTGTCAGAACTTTTTGATGCATAAAATGTAACTACACTATGGGTTACGTTTAATGTATCTACTATCGATTCGACAATAGGTCCGGTTTGTAAGCCAGAACTGAATTGAGGACCAACTAAAACATAGCTCGATCCAGAATACAAATACAGTTGACTAGTAGTAGTGTTAACAAATAAATCACCGGCTGTTGCAACAGAAGGGAATGAATTACCCTTTTTAAGACTACCTGCAGGAGTCCAATTGGTTCCGTCATATACGTTAAGTGTACTAGTAGTTGTATTGTACCATAACTGTCCTTGTACTGGATTACTTAAAGCAGTACTACTAGGAATATTAAGTGAACTTTCAGGAGATGCAAAATTTTCTAATAAATGTAAAAAATTATTAGCAATAATAGGAGCGTATCCTGAGTAATTTTTTCCAACAAATTGTAAACTTGTTGTAGTGTCTACTGTGCCATCTGGTACTAAAATTGCCGGTTTATCTGGATTTGTAGTTTCAGTGTATTGAATCTGATAAGACATTTATTAGACTCCTTAAACTGACACTAGGCCAGTTAAACTTTGAATTCTTACTGTATAATCAATTTGAATTAATCTATTAAGACTTTTTAAGACTGGATGGAAAACCACATGAGTTAATAATAAACTAGTACCGTTAGAATTGTAACTTTGCAGACCTAATTCATCAAAAACATATGCACTTTCACCCGCATTCGTAGTATCGTATGCGCTTTGACCACCTGGCTCGCCATAATCTAATAAACAAGTTACAAATAAATCTGTATAATTTGTTCCGGTTACGTGGCGTGTTTCAATGAAATTTCGAGTTGGATCAAGATTGTTACTTGAATTTTGATTAACGACTTTCACATAAGTTTGATTATATAAACTTGCGTTAGTTCCACTTGTGTTAGGTGTCAAATAAGTAATAATACCTGTAGGGTCGATGCTTGTTCCGCCATTACCAAATCCCATTTGATAAACAAAACCATTACCGCTATCGGCTAAACTTTCAGCTAATGCTACACTTATGTTTTCATAATGAATAGCATTACGTTTATCGATATAAATTTCATTCGATACCGGGTCATATATTTTAATGTGCCCTTCAATGTGAATTCCTGTTTGGTCTTTAGTCTGCATTTCAATCTCTCTTTATCTAATATTTATCAAGTATAATAATATGATACTTTAATCATTTATCTATATTCTCTATACCAAATTCCAGGAGTTGCTTTAAGGAATTCGCTAATTTTACCACTATCATACATAATATTTGTAGTACCATAGCCACCGTCCCACGGTATTAAGGTGTTTCTTACTATGTTTACCTGTGTTCCTATTGCTATGGACTTTAACAAAATCACACAATTAGTTGTTTCAAAAGTTGCAATAAATTCTAATGTTACTGTTCCATTAGTTGCAGAACCCGAAGTATGTGTAGGTGGAGTGGCAAATATAGCCGATTGTGTTGCTGTTTTAGGAACATCAGCACTAGTAGTACCGCCTACGGTTACAAGATAGCATTTATTTCCATAATACAAATATGTATTTGTTGTAAAGACTGTATTTTTAATCCATACCGGTATCCCGTTAGGAACTACAAAATCAGCTGGGTAACTAACATCACCTTCTGGACTAGTTGGTGCATTATTAATATTAAAAATGCTATAATTAGATTTTCTCAATCTAGTTCCACTAATAAACACTTCTATATCGTCAATACTATATGGTGTATAAGGTAATGGAACTATATTCGTACTACTTGTAATTGTAGGTGTTTGTATATTTTGTGTATCTGTATACGGAATAGTTGAACTATTTCCAATATCTTGAACAAACGATCCTGCTTTGTGTACTGTATAAACTCCTGTACCTAAAGTACCTCTTCTTAATTGACTTAAAATATTTCCATTTTTAGTAAAATATTCTATACGTTCACCTCTAATTTCAATAATACCAGGTCTGTTAGCTATCGGAATTGGTCCATCAAAATTATTACCACTAGTTAATACAATATTCACATCATTCCAATGTAAATCTTGTGCTAATGTAGTTTGTTTATTAGCACTTAATCTCTTGTAAGAAACTCGATTTAGCATATCTTTAAATTGCATATATGCGATTCCAGCAGTAAGAATATTGCTGCCAAATGTTATCAATGTAATCTGATCAGATATATTAGGTGCTAACGCCAAAGTAATACTTTGATTATCGTCATTTAAAATATAATCAACAACCGGTGTGAGTAGTGTATTATTTTTAATTACCCAAACATAGTAACTGCTAATAACTGGTCTATCTAACTGTATTATTCCACCAGCTACCGAATGATAATAGTAATATTGCGCAGAATTTGTCACAAGTTGTGCATTACTTGTAACATTAACTGTAGTGCGTTGTATATCTAATATATCGTGCTGATAATTACTAATAACTTGTACTGTGTGAGTATGATCGTATGCTGTAGTAAAAGTAATTTGATGCGAAATTGGATTATAAGTATACCCTTCCCCAACTATAACACTAACAATTAGTGTCTTACCTTTATACGTATTATAAATGTTACGAGTTATTTTAACACTTATTCCACTCAAATCCAATGTATAATCAGTACCTTCTTTCAATTGAACATTCTCAACTAATAAAACAATACTAGTGTTAGCAACTGAATACGGAACAAATTTAGTCGGATCGATTGAATAAGTTAGTTTATTCGAACCGATTGTAAAATAACTGTTAGAAGGTCCAGATAAAATATTTTGATCTACTCTAACAATCATATTAGATTCATTTGGTAAACTATTTCCTATTTGATTTTGCAATGTATAAGTAGTACCACCATTTGTTGCTACAGTTTCTACCTTAGTGATAGCAAAAGTTTGTTCAGAACCTGAAACAATAATAAAATTAATTAAAGAATTTACAGGAGGTGCAACACTAAATCTTAATCCAATAACATTCGATAATTCATATGTGGCATCTGTTTTAAATAATTCTGGATTAACTACCGAGCCGTTTAGATATACTAAAGATGTTACAGGATTTTGCCATTCAGCATTAGTAACAAATTCAGTTGTACTACCATCTCCTATAAAATAATCAATATCTAAAATATTCGATCCACTGAACCCAATACTAAAAAGACTAACTTCTTGTTGAATAGAAGGTGCAGTCATAAAAATTACATTATTATTTTTATAATCAATAGTATAGTCAACTCCTAAAGTTTTAATTAATCCATTAACTTTAACAATTACTGCACCTGTACTATTAGGGCGCTGAGTTAAAGCAAATATAGTTGTTAATCCATTTGCAACATAATTGTTAACTTTAATTGTTGCAGATCCACTATTTGGTTTATCAAATACTTTGATAGCAACAGTATCAACAATTTGTCCAGGAACTACTTCTTCAGGAGCACCGCTGGTTGTCGGTGTTACTAAATCATCGCCATCGACTATAATATCTTCAGCTAATAATCCGGTTGCTGTAGCATAAATTCCGCTTAACATGTTTCCGCCATCTAATGCGGTATCGTAATCAGTATCAGAAGGAGCAACCGATCCATCGCTAGTTGTTTGACGAATGATGAATTCATCATTCACTACCACAGAATATGATGAAGGTATATAGAATGTGTCAGTAACTCCATCTGCTAAGAATGTATTAATAATCGCTGATGAATTATATTTAGGTGTTAGCGTATTCTGAGACGATAATATAGTATTAGCAACAGCCTGTAATGCAGAAGATCCAAATGCAATCGTAGGATTCACTGTGGTAACTGATACATTAGTCAAGTAATTTTTTATACTAGTAATATTATTAGACAAACTAGTACTTGCAACAGATCCACCACTTAAACTACTATTTTTGTATTGATGTATTACTCCTTGTAAAGGAGTAACTGTTGTATTAACAATAATACTTTGAACTAAACTATTCAAATGATTATATATGGCTGTGTAGTAAGTTGTAAAGTTTGACGGAGGTACTGTGAATCCTATAGAACTTGCTGATCTTGCAGTATATAAAGACTGACTATTACCGCCATATAATAAATCATAAATTAAAGACTCAATAGTATACTGTAATTGAGTTCGGTATGAAGTTTGATTATATACCACACTTGAATAATTGGTTGTTATATAAGCAATCATTTCTGCTTGTATAAATGGAATATTATCAAACAATAATGTAGAAGCATGAGTTATACCTGCATTTATACTGTTTGGTGATGGATTCAATACTGGAGGTATCAAGCCGCCATTAATAATATTTGTAATAATAGATAAACTTGTATTAAGCCCAGCAACCGCAGTATTATTCGAAGCAACTGATGTTAAATTTGTAATACTTTTAATAAGATTAACTATAGAAAAATTAGTAGTTGCCGAATCGTATCCGGCAGTTGTTATCGATTGCAAAATTGCATTGCCGACTTGAATACTTTGATAATTACTTCCAAATAACATATCATATGTAGAAGAAGTTATTAATTGTTTAATAAATGAATGTATGTTAAAATTAGGATCATCTAATCTTAATGTAGTTCGAACTGTATTACCAGTAACTGGATCTATAGAAGAAATAAATTTATAAAGATTAAGTTGAATCCCCGCATTAGGCGTATAATTTAATGTAAGTACATGATTACCTAATGGGTTTCTTCCAACTATCAAGATATTATCTGTGAAATTTGTATCTCCGGCATCCCATTTATCAGAATAATAAGGAACACTATCCCAACCGTTAGAAATTTGAAATCCTAAACCATTAACAATTACTCCACCGTAATCTATCCCAGTCATTAACTGTGCTAAATCTTTTCCTAATTGTCCAGTAGTCGGATCATAGTAATATTGTATTCTATCAGTTGCTCCTAGCACTGATTGATCTAAAATATAGTTCACAACAATAGAAGCATTGTTAGCAGGCGCGGTTGTAAAAGTTATATTTCCTGAATAAGTTGTATAACCCTTAGTAGTGCTAGTGACAATATTTAAAATATAACTATCTCTTAATACTGGCACACCATTAATTGTTACAGAACTTTGACCAATTCTGCCATCAGGTGCCCAAATTAATGCAAATTGTATTTTAGATCCAGATCCTGTAAAGGTTTCTGTATGATTTATTTGAGATATTAAATAATTCTGATCTGTTCTATCAAATTTTATTCCAATAAAATTCGAACGTACAACGCTATTTCCAATTACTGTACTTGCAACTGCTGATACTCCGCCTGTGGCAGCTAACCCGCCATTAAACACTATTAAAGGTGCAGACAAATAGCCAGATCCAGGAGTTAATAATACAATTCTACTAACAGACCCATTAACAATAAACGCTCTAGCAGTTGCACCGGATCCACTGCTACTAGAAATGATTACTTGTGGGGCTGTTATATATCCGCTGCCTCCATTGATTAATTTAATTTCAGTAACTTCAAATCCAACATTGTCTAGCCAAAATTTCCAAGGATAAGTTTGAATAGAAGCATCATATGCCGATACTTTTCCACCAGAAACAAATGCGTTGATAGTTGTTAACTGATTGTTTTTATAAATCGGTTGCAAGTCAAAATCTGTAATCGGTAGCTCTGCAGGATCAATGCTATCGTAATTACTTACATATTCGCGTATTTTTGTTTTATACGGTTTTACTTCGTTGACATAATCTTCAAAATTACTTAAATTGTCAGGTTTGTATGTTACTGGTTGATCTAATGATCCAACATTATGCTGTGCTTTAACAAAACTTGTTTTAAAAATCCAATCGACATAAGGTTGTTCGCTGTGCACGTATCTTACACTAGAAAAGAATAAATCAGAATATGAACCATTTAAATCATTAATAAAAATATTAGTTTTTAAACAATTTAAAATAATTCTAAGTTCAGTTGCGGCAACTAAATCGTAACCTTCATTATCAAAAATAGTATTATCGAATCCTAACAATGTATTCGCAGTTTGATATAATGCAGAATTTAATTGAATTGTTCCATTCTGTAATCCAACAGTTTTATAAGTTAATGTCCAATCAATACTAGCAGAGTCTGCATATTTTTCTAAAAGCATCCAACCGCCTGAATTAACTGATCTAACTTTAACTACTTCTCCAATATTGGGTTGAATAGAATTTAAATCAGCAAATGTTCCAACCGAAAAATCTATAACAGAAAATTGGCTATAGCCAGTAGCATACCAATCAGCATAATTCCAATAATTTCTTACATCATATGCTTGATTTTTTGTTCTGTACCAAGTTTGTTGTATTGGATCGTAACTATAAATGCTCCAATTTCCATTTGCTTGACTATCACTCTTTACTAGTGCACTATAATCTCTAATTATAAATTTAGTAGTGTCATCATATCCTTCACCAGAAGATATAACATCTACTCCAGTAATTTGACCTTTTGTATTAATTATAGCCTTAACTACTGCACCAACACCTGTTCCAATTACTGTAATATACGGTGCAACAATAAATCCTTTTCCTTGAGATAATATTGTCCCTCCGGCAATTTTACCATTAGTAGTAGAAGGTGGAATAGGAATAATAGACGGTCTAGATATAGTTGCAACATTTGCATAAGATAATTCTGAATCAGTATCAAAAGTTACATCATATAATCCCGATATTACTTCAGGGTATGCATCATACGATTCTAAAGGTTCAATATTGTAAACTTCTACTATTTGATTTTGTATCAATATTTGATTTGTTAATTCTACAAATTCTTTTAAAGCTTCGAATCTATTAATAAACATACTTTGACGAGGTCTGTTTTCAATTCCATATCGTAGTTTAGGTGGTAATGCAATATCAGGTACAAGACGTCCTGCTTGGTCACATCCACATAAACTATCAATCCATTTTTGTTCAATAGTTGCAGGAATATAAGTTGTTGGATCATCGCTGATAATATTCCAATGACTATGTATGTTTTGATCTGTTTTACTACCTGTCCAGTATTCAATACTTAAAACAATATCTGTTCCGGTCAAATATGGTTTAACATTTACTAAACTAAATGAATCTAATCCAGTTAATGCCAAATATGTATACCCTTGACCTCTAGGATTAGCAATTAAATTTGAAACGTCTTGAGCTGCCAAATTTCTACCAGGAATGTTAGGAATAAATTTTTTATTTTTAACCCAGAAATAATATGTGTTTGTATAAGTCTTTGTTATATTATTATATTTTTGGCTTGTTGAATAAGCAGTATCACCATATAAACTTTGGCCACTAATTCCTAATGCATTGCCGGCAGTTGTATCTGCCTGAGCGTCCCATTGACTTGGTTTTAACTTTGTAGAAACCCATTCGTAAATATCAATACTTGCACCTACAGCTAGTGTATTCCAATTAGTATTTCTATACGATGTATCATTTTCGTAGGCATTTATAAATTTAGCTGTTCTCAAATCCCACCACAGCATACCAACTTGATCTGTAGTCCATGCTGTACTTGCATTTACATTTATGTTATTATTACCTACAGAGTATGTTGCAGGATCATAAAATGTTTTATATTTTATTTCTTCCTCTGCTGGGCCTGGAATTTTTCCTTGTGCAGGATCGATAGTATCCAAATAAGTTATTAATTTACCATTAGCTTTATTGTATAAAAATGCTTTTTTAACTTTTGTAATATCAGGTTTATTAATATCTGAATGTAATTGTGTCCATGTAAAAGAATTTGGTGTTTTTGCATAGTTATAAATCGATCCGCTAACTAAACCTTGATCGATTGTAGTAGGAGCTCCAATTAATATTTGATTATTACCAACTGCAAATCCGACACCATAACCGTCCGATATCAATGTAGAGATAGTTGCTGTACCTGTACCTTTACCAGGGCCGGTTGCAGTAAATGTTATACCCACTTTATTTGCACTAGCACCTATTAAAGTAAAATCAGTTGTGCCAATTGTTAAAATAGAGTAAACATCATTTGTTACAAATTTACCAGCATTAACAATAGGATTAACTTTAGGTAAACTTTCACTGAATATCCAATTATTAACATATTTGTCATATATATCAACTCTACCGCTATTTACTTGAGTAACCGTTAATACTGTATCACCGTTATCAAATGTAGTCGGCGTGTTTTTAGTTTCAGTATTTGTTGCATCGAATGTTGTAGTAATATAGTTGTCTCCGTATTGACTATAAACTACGATAGTTTGCGAATCATTCATGAAAGAAATTTTATTACCGAAATGTCCAGAAGTTTCAGGAGTACGAGGTATTAAATTTTGGAGAACTGAATATTGACCATTTATTAATTTATAAACTGTAACACCGCCTCTTTGATTTAATCCATTAATGCTTAATGAATCATCTGATACTACAATGTAAGTACCGTCATACGAAATATCAATTCCATTACCAAAGTCTACATCGTTAGCTGGACCAAGAATTGGTGTTAGAGCAGTAAATTCTGTTCCATTATTTTGATATATAAAAACTTCATGTTTAGATAAACCAGAATTAATTCCTGAAATTGCAATAGTTTTTCCATCCCCGCTTAATTTTATAGTCTGTCCGAAAGATGTAATTCCTGACGGTGCAGAAAATACCACAGACATATCTGAAGTCCAACCCAATGTTGAAAAATTAATAACTCCTGAAGGAATAGAATCAGGTAAGCCACTTAATAAAACAGTTTTACTATCAATAACAGATACAACTGTTTGATTACTACTAAATCCAATTCCTGATACAATCATGCCTGCTGAAATACCAGATGTCGATTCAACAGCTAATGTTACTCCTAAACTTCCTACAGGATTGTAAGACGATGATGCTTGAACTGAATTAGAATATGTAAATTTATATACTTTATTAGTAGTGCCAGGGGACGAAATATAAACAGGTGTGTTACCATTCTCGTCAACTCCAAACACAGAACTATAACCAAATTCATCGCCGGACTGTGTGTTTGGACTAGTAAGAGTTGTAAAATATGAAAAAATATTATTAATATCTTTCTTGTATAACAAGACTGTACCTTGTCCAGTACAATTACTCACTAGCATATAACTGCCGTCGTCTGCAAGAGAAATTCTATTACTTACAATACCCTGTGTATCTTGTATAACTTGACGTTGTGTCCATTCTATTTCAATACCGTTTTTATCATAGATAACTATTTCACCTATCAATGATCCTACTGCGGCTATAAATCCATTAGTACTCATTGCAACCAATGAACCAAATTGTAAATTTGTTCTTGGAAGAGTATTACCAATAGGTACAATATTATATACAGGATTATACTGCCATACTGCCCAATCGCCATTACCACTATTATCGGTCCATATTAATTCTTTTGAATTTAATTTAATAGTTAAAATAGTATCTAATGTGTCTATCGATGATGTTTTTTGTGTCACAAAAGAATGTACAATTATACTACTAGCTTGAGTAAACGGACTAGGAATCGATCCGATCGAAGTAGATACTGTAAATTGATTTAATGAAACTGTACTAATCTGATAATACCCTGTAATTAGAGACACTCCAGATATATAAATCCAATCACCCACTGACAATTTAACTAGTACATCGGAATTAAATGTCATAATTCCTTTGTTTAGCGATAACGATACAATGTTAATATGTTGATTAGTAAATCTATATACATTCCAGCTTGGTCCTTCAAACGTAACCCAAACATAGTTTCCTTCTGATAATACAACATTAGAATTGACAATATCGCTTAAAGATTTTAATACTAAAGAAACATCTGCCGCATTAACATACCCTGCACTACGTAAGAACGGATTATATGTAGATAAAATCGGCCACGGAGTAGAATTATATCCTAAAGGTTTAAGATAAACATCATTAGGAGTTTGTTGAATAATAAAATTTAAATTAGGATCAACTACATTTGTTAAATTAAACCCTTGCGGATTAATTCTAAATGCAGATTCATCTAATATAAATTCAATATTTTCAAATGCGTTGGCAGCACCGTACTGTCCGCTTCTAACTGCCCATTCTTCATAGAATACTAAACTTTCTAAATTATCAGAACTTAACACATTGAATAAATTATTAAGAACATTTTGAGTTCCTTTATCTCGGATCATACCTTGATAAAATTTAAATTCGCTAACTGGATCTTGAATAATATTATCTAAATATTGACGCGATTGATATCCAATAAGATGTTGCGCCATCTCTTGTTGAGCAGTATCAAAATTATCTCCGTTTAAATCATAAAAATCTGTAAACTGACTAGCTTTATATGTCCAATTAGGAATTAACTGAGGTGTAGGTTTAGATGCTAGCTGTGTCCAGTTTGCTGGATTAAATTCAGCGACACCTGCTAATGCAGTAGTAGCACCATAATAATATCCTTGGTAATTTACAATATCACCTAATGCATAATCTTGCCAAGGTTGCCATTGTTGAATAGTTGCTTGGTCAAAAATAAATCCAGGAACATCAAATCCGCCATACCAATGTGAACTAACGTGTGAAGAAACTTTCAAACGTTCTTGTCTATATCCACTTTCTGGATTGTAAATTAAATCATTAAAAATTGTAGTATTATCTAAAGTAATAACTTGCTCATGTTGTACTAGATAAAAAGTTGCTCCGTAAATTCCATCACTTGTCTTTGGACTGTAACTAACAACATTACCCGATCGATAGCTATCTAAGAATTGAGGTTTTAAAGGAGTTCCATCTACTTTAGAAATTTCATAATCATAAAACTCATTTGTTATATCATCAACAACTGCAAGTTTTGTTAAGAATGTTAATTTATTTGCACTTGGACTTAAACTAATAACACTATTGCCAACATCCGATAATCCATCTAATTTTGTATACTTAGTAGCATCGAATACGTTAGTTGCGGCTATATTAAACAATGCACTATAATAGTCACCATTATATCTCACAATAGATCCGTAAGTGACTGGAAGATCCGGAGTCCAGTCACTCCATTTATCCTGCCCTGCACCCCAATTTTGTGTGGTCCAAAATAAGAATTCGTTAACACTAGTATCCCAGTTAGAAACTGCTTGAAGATTTGAATTAAAATCTTCGAACACAAAACCTTGTAGTTTTAAATATTCGCCATAGCCTTGTAAAAAATCAACTACATCTTGGATCTTATAAAATTCAGTACCGTACGGAACTACAATAGGAGTAGTTGTATCCCAACGTTTTCTTAAAATTGCATTTACTCCACCTACAACTGGTAGATTTGTCAAAGGCGCAAAATAAGTAATGTCAAATGTATTTGTTGCTGTATTTGTTATAGTACAACGATAAAAAGTATTGCTATATTGTACTATAGATCCAACTGCATATTGCTGACCAGGAGTCCATACACTATACGAATCACTTATTCCGCCAACATTAATAGTGTTACCGGATTGTGTATAAGGGTAGTAGACAAAATAAGGTTGAGTTCTGCTATATCCTTTAACTTCGTATCCAGTTTGTTTTTTTGTTATAATAACTCCACTATAAGTTATTTTTTGTATTGGGCTAGAAACGTTTAAAATGATTTTAAAATTTTCACTTGGAACAAAAACATTACCAGTACTTAATGGAGTTTTTGAATCTAATAATAAATTAAATTGATCTTTTCCTGTAAATGCACCTACTCGATATGATAATTGTGGTATCATAGTTTGTAAATCTTCTTGATATTTCAAATATATTTTTGTATTATTACTGAATATAAAATTAAGAATATAAGAAACGATATAATTTACAATACCAGCTGTTTGTATTCTAGTAGTACTGGAATAGATACTAGGTAAAATAATATCTGCAGGTCTTACTCTTAACATAGTATCAGAATAAACCAGCTGACCTGCGAGGTTTCTAATAATTCTACTTCTATCTAAAAGTAATCCAAATGTGTTTGCAGGTGTTAATAACATACTAGCCAATATTACACTAAAAGAATAATGACTACTACGGCGCCAGGCAGCTTCTACTGGACTAACATCACCAAATACAAAATCACTATCTACATTCGGAGTAATAGTGCCTACTGCTAATCCACATTCGATAGGGCTTAATAAATTGCCGCCTTCGTCAACAGGGATATGATTCATTAAAAACGGTTTAGCATATTTGTTTAATTTTATAGCAGATACACCAGGTTCGCGAACCATACCATCATTGATATCTTGCCACAATGGCAAATTATCACTAGTATAAGGTGCAGGACCATACACACTAGTCCACCAGCTTGGCATTATACTGAATCCTAACATTTCCCATGGGCAAATATGTGGACGGTCAGTGTCTAGTAACCAACGATATATTCCTCTCCAATATCCAGGAACATTTTCGCCGTTTGGTGCTGAATTTCCAGTGTAGTTGTAAGTAAATGAATTGTTTATATCATAACTTAATGGTTTAGTAAAATCCCTTCCAGCTAAACTTGTCCATTTATAAAAACTAGGAGCAAGTACTTGATTAAATTCTGATAAACTATAATCATTATTTCTGTTATAACTAGGAAGAATGTCAGCGATATCAAAAATAGAAGTATCATACTTAACTTTAATATTATTAAAAATTCTTTTTTCTAATTCTAAGATTAAATTATCACGATAATCACCGTAAGCAAGAACTTGACTACCATCGTGTCCTTGTATCATTAATTGCGGAGTAACCAACGATGTATCCATATAAATTTGAGGAACATATGCTGGCCACATACCTAACTTGGTAGGAGTTTCTGGAACAAAACATCCATCTGTACTATCATATTCATAGGTGGTGATAGTGTCGCCATTATTCATAACAACACTATTATCAATTACTACAAATCCTTGTGTACTAAATGTATAATCACGTCCAAAAATTAATTGAACTCCGTTTAAATAAATTCCAACAGCTTTATTCGATAATGAATCCAATGTAAAAACTGCACTTAACGGATAAGTTTTAATTCGATAATCTACTACGGTTAAATTAGTTTTAACACTAGCACCGTAAGGAATCATATCACTAAAATAATAAGGCCCTGTGTTAGGTTTATCTTTATTAATTTTTTGAAGGATTAAATTAACTAGTGTAACTGGATCTCCTTCAACACCTAAATTGCTTGCAGTTTTAACAAAATTTCTTTTAAAATTATTATAATCATTTCTTGCTTGTTCCAATGATTTAATAATATTGTTTGAATTTGATGTTATATGATACAATGCTAGGCTTAAAGGACCGCTATGCTGTACAAATTTTGTACCATATTGTGTTATATTGCCTAAATCTCTAAGATTTCCTGGCCCAGGAAACGATCCTACAAAAGCTGATCCTAAATTATCAACTATTGAAGTAACATGATCGGTAACTTCACCTAATGTGAAATCTCCCATAATATTATTCAATGGATTATTTTGTAAATTAACAGGAATTTCATAATACCCATTATTGTTAATAGGTTGAGCAGAAAATGCCTTAATTGTTAATACATCAGTTTTTGCAATTGCATTAGTTAATACAATTTGTTTATAACGAGAATTAGTAGTTAATGTCCACAATGTAGGATCTAATCTAATACCATTAACATAAACTCTAACAACTAAATCAGTTAGTTGCGTAATGTCATCAAAAATATCAATATTAAAATTATTCGTTAAACCAGAATTTTTGTAAATCCTAACTGCGGCTTGTACCGTAGGTGTTATACAAGTTTGCCAGCCGTTTTTATAAATTAAATTACCAGCATAATCTTGACTAATTAAATATCCTATATTAATATTTTGTGTAATAATTGATGTAGATTGTTTGTATTGAAATGAATCAGTCGCTAGTGTAAAATTAAAAATAATGTCTCCAATGTTATTAATATTTTTGTAACTTAGAGAAAATCCCAATGATGAGTCTTTAGAGCCTGATCCTATTTTATATGAAAAAAGGCTAGTTCCTTTAAATGTAGAGCCATTATAAACTAAATTATTTCCGTAACTAATTTTATTTTCATCTACAATATCAAATAACGGTTGTTGATTTACAGTATTTTTAATTTGTCCTGGCTGCCATGTAGTACCATCATACCAATAAGATTTTCCTTGATTTGTTATACCCGACTTAATTAATACAATCTGATTTAATTCAGGATTACTTATTTCTACTAGATGAATTTGACGACTACCTTCATTCAAATGCAATACATCGACAAATGTAACTTCAAATATTTTATTTTTTACTAAGCGATCTGTATCAGCAGTAAAAATAATTCGTTGTCCTTGTGCTAACGGTATTCCATCAACATTGTACCCAAATGTACCTTCAATTGTTGAAAATGCATCTGTTGTAAAACTATCAATCAAATCAACATCAGGAATTGCAGTAGTTCCAAAATTAAATAATTTTAAATTAGCTTCAAATTCTATAATTGGTCTAACTGCTCTTGCAGATTGATCTAAACTTGCAATATTATTGTTGAAAGTTGCACTAGCAATTAATACATCTTTATGGAACCAACGATTATATCTGCTCCAGTTATTTCTGTCATTACTAGCACGGTTAATAACAATATAGTCTAATTGGCCAGCAAAACCTGTAGCATCACTAAAAGGGTTACTATCAAAGTTTTCACTGTCAAACGGCACAGTTTGTTCTACTGTATAAGAATTTATAATTTCTAAAATTGATGTAGGTATTAATTTAATCGATGTACCTACACCTTCTACATAGAACTCTCCAGTAGAATATTCTACAGGTGTTACATTACCTTTAAATGCAACTTTCATACCGTTGCTTAACGCCATACCGCCAGGTAATGTATATGTTTTTTTGCCTAATAGATCGTTTTCTACATTAATATAAGTATCCTGATCAATAGATAATATTTCAATCGCACCGCCTAAATTCAAATCTGTTTCGCTTTGATAGTATAAAACTGTAGGAGCATCTAAGGGTACTGTGAATATAATTGTCCCATTTTCTACACCATAATTATCAATAGTCGAAATAATATATCTATCATCGATACCTGTACTTCTAGCAGTTTTAAAACTAAAAGGATTACCTGGGCTATTAATTTCAAAAATGTATGTTTGCCCTCTATATAGTGTTAATACAGGATTAAGAGAAAATCCGTTTGGTGTAAACAAATATTCGTTATTGTTGATTTCAGATTGTATTTCTACAGTATATGTACTAGTAATGGCTAACTGTTGTCCTGGTATTACAATAGTTTCAGGGCCATATGGTTGCCAATAATAATTTTGAAAATTAACAAACTTATCCCAATCAATATGTGGGTCCCAAGAATAAAATTCTTGTTTATTTAATCTAGCATGATTATTAGTATTTCCGCCAAATACCCTAATTTGATTAATATAGTCTTGATAATCTTTAAAAAATGTAGTATTTCCAATACTATCTTCAACTGTAATTGCAGGTTCTAATTGGTAATGTTGTCTAAATCTATCGGCAGCATTTACGTAGATATCAGTACCATTTGCTGATTTTGCATTTTGTCTGCCTATATAACCATTTACTTTTTTAACTGTACCTGTTTGAAATAATTGGTCAATAGTTGCTTGTAAAAACTTTTTATTAGCAATAGTTTGATAAAAATTAGGTAATAAGTTTGCACTTAGCCCGTCACGACCGATTGGATTATTGCTATTAGCCATTAGTTACCCCGAATGTTGCTGATGTAATGTTTTGTGAAGTAATGATATTACTTAAATTTTGTCCTGTTGTTGTTTTAAGGTTGTCACTAGTCAACCCAGATACAATAACAATATCAGATGCTTGTGCACAGCTTACAAATATTTGGTTACTTGGACATTGTATTTCGAATAAACTTCCGAAATATAAACTATTTTGCTTAGGTACAATAACAAAATTACTAACATCAGGCGTAAGTTGATTTATTACATACGTTGCTAATTCTGTAAAATAAAATGTATCTCCGAAATTCCAATTTTCTAAAGCAAAGAACTGATTAAAGGCTATAATTATTCTTGAAATAATATCATTATCGCTTGCTGTACTACTTGGATTTTTGACAACATTAAATGTCGCTTGTAAATTTAAATCTGCTTGAGATCCAAATAATAAGATATAACTAACAGGGTGATATATAATTTCGTCACTTATAGATTTAATTAAATTTAAGTTAGGACTTAATATACTGTTTAATTCAGCACTACTTGGAGGCAAAGGTTGGCTAACATTAGCACCCGATAGCCATTGTCTGAACTTTGTATCATAATCAACAGTTAATACATATATATCCATGATATTACTTGCACCAGGATCAATACGACTATCATAGTCTGCATTATGAATATATTGGAATTTTAATTTATCACGTCCTACATATACTTTATAATCTAAAGTTGGAATTAAAGTAGCAGTAGATGCATTATATTTTTTAACAACTTGTGTATCTACAAAATAAAAATACTGTCCATCATTATAAGACGAATATACTTTAGGATCTGTAGGTAAAATTACAACTATTGTATTTGCAGGATCATTGTATACATATCTGTAGTCTTCCTGTCCTAAACTAATTAAGTATTTTTCTTGAATAATGTATTTTGTTAAAGGCAAATAATTAGGCTCTACAATATCTAAAAATAGTTGAGGATTATCAACAATACCATTATTTTCAGAATCTGCAAAAGTTACAACAATTTTTGTAGGATCTACATAACCATCCAGCCCAATATATGCGCTAGTAATTTGCCAGTTTAAATCTGTTGTAAAAGGATATGTTCCTAGTGTGTCGGTTAAACTTTTTGGATGCGGATTAATACTTAAAATTTTTAAGCTATCAGTAATTGTACTGCTAGATACAATATCATAAATTTTTAAATTACTATCAAAGTAAAAAGATATTTCGCTGTCGCTCTCAAATATGTATCTCAACAATCTAGAGTTAACTGTATAAATTTCATTATTAGTAGTAAACAATAACATCCAACTTGAATCTTGTTGAGTATTTGTTGTATCACCTTGGTTAGCAAGACTAAATGAATTAGCTACATTTAAATTCGATTCAAAGACTATTTGCCAAGTTTGTGTTGCTGAATCATATCTTAATCCAAATGTATTATTTGAAAAGATTAAATCTATCATAGTTGTTATTACAGAAGATCCAATTGTAACAGATAAATCTGGAATAATTTGATTAAGGATAGCATTGCTAGGAACAATTTTATTTAAAATAATAGAACCTAGCCCTGTACTACTAAAATATCCAGCACCATCACCAGTACCATCGCCTGTAATGGACACCACTTGTGCCCATAGATAACTAGTAACTCCAGTTATATTCGGAGTTGTAACTAATTGATTTCTATTTGTAGTATCAAAATAATAACCTGCAGGAGCAGTAAATTTTATTAACGAGCCAGTTGTAAAATATTTTAAATCTGTTGTTGTGTAAGATGAAACTTTGTACGGTATTGAAGTTGATGGGTTGCCTACATAACCAGTCGAACTATTACTGTCAGATGTATAATTATACCAAGATATATTTAAACTTTCATTAATATAATTAATAAAATTATCGTAATAAAAATTTCTCAAATCAGGATTGTCTAGCAATTGAAAAATTTGATTGTAAATTATACCTTCAATATCTGTCTTTGTAAGATACGAGAATGTCGATGTACCAACATAAGGTTCTCGATAAATTATACCGTCATCAGCAAATAAATTAGTGCTACTATACTTGCCAGTCGGATCCACTAGGTCAAAATAGCGACTAATACCACTACTAGTTCTATTAACAGATTTTATTTTAGCAACTAATTGTGTAACACTAAGAGGACTAATATTATAGTCTTCTCCAGTAATCATCCTGTTTTGTGTATAATATGTCTGCGGTGCATTTGTTTTAACACTAGCATTAGTTTCAGATGGGCTACTATTACTTACAGATGTAACTAATCCAAGTGTTAATGATAGTACTTCAGGTTGTCCGCTAGCAGATGTATAAGGAATACCAATACTAATATTCAATATATCGCCTGGATTAATAGTATAAGAAAGGCCATTGCTTATTCTATAGTAAATTCTAAAATTGCCTAATGGCAATTGTCCAAATGTACCATCTGCAAATGATAATGTTATTGCATCGCTTGCTCTTGAAATAACATTGTAAATAGTTTTTACATTACTATTAAGACTATTATAGATAATATTATTACCAGTTAATGCAGGTACAGGTGTCCATAATGTGTTTTCTAATCCATTGCTTTGATTTAATTGATATAACCATACATCAGTATTATTAATGTTCTGAGTATCTATATCGATTGTTTGATTGCTAGTTGGTTGCGTAACATTAAATGTTGCTTGATTTAACACACCTTGTTTAAAATTAAAAAAGAAACCTGTAGTAGGGCTTCCTGCACCGTATCCATCGTCCTGGTATACACATGCAATATTATTACCAATTTTAGGTGCTTCTTCGTAGATAAATGTTTCACCAGCGAATGTTGTACTAGTTACTTCAAAATCCATGCTTCTACCAGCAACTGGTTTACTAAAACTATAAATCGGAACGCTAGTATTATTAGCATTGAATCTGTATTGCGCTGTTGGAATTCCATAAATTGTTGCCGAGTCTACTGGATTTCCAAATTGTTGAGTCTGTGGCAATGCCGCATTAATTATTTTAATAAACTGGTCATACCAATTACTATTACTAGGGTCATTCCATGTAATTGTTTGCCCAGATAAATTTATTCCATTACTATCTAATACATTTTCTGTTGTAGAAACTGTTGTAACTTTTAATAAACCACTTGCAGGTACATTTCTGCTGGCATTATAGCCAATCATACGTGCTAGCCTTAGCACACTATCTCTACGTTCTGCTAGTTCTAAAAAGTTTTCACGTGCATTTAAATCAACACGGAACGCTATACTTTGACCAACAAACGCAATAAGATCAATTAGAGCAAGGTATTCGCTAGACTCAGTATAATCATTGAAATCTTCAGGAAAGTTTGTTCGAATATAATCTATCATTGTTCGACGCAAATTATCAAAGTCATAGCTTTGGAAATCAGCGTTCTTAAATGATTGATAAATTTTCTGCCAATCTTCACTAACTAGCAGGTTATTTTGTCTATCCGTTGAGCTCATAATGAATCCTAATAAATGTATTTATTAGATCAAATTATGTGGGTATTTAAAGGGAGGTTGTTAACAAACCGTTTGTTTGATCAAATTTTAACTGAAGAGATTGGCTAATGTTATAGGGCAAATACTTTAATATACATTGAATCTGTAATCCAGTTTCGTATGGTGTAATTAATATATTACTAGCTTGTATTCTAGGGTCATAATTTAATATCTGATTAACATTTTGCAATACAAGATCTTTAACTTCTTCCGTCAATGGTTCGAATATTAAGTCCCATATGATTGTTCCAAAATTAGGTTGCATTAATCTTTCTCCTTGTCTAACATGAAAATGATTTATTAAATCTTGTTTAATTAATTCAAAATCATATAAAGAGAAATTCTCAGTCGTTTTGTTAACTGAACTAAATCCCCTATACATTTTAGGAGTAGCATTGACAACTGTAGATTTCTTGGGTATGGTAATTTTATTGTATAAATTCGATGCCATTGTTAATCTGCTCCTTTGATTCTATTAAATGTATCAGTAATTGTCGAATATGTTTGCCATGCTGAGGGGACAGAATCAACACTACCTGTTTCTCTATCTGTATTTGTCGGTGTAAGGTTTGCTGGGTCTAAATTTTCATGTAAAATATACGGTTCGGTAGTTGGTATACGTAACATAATACTATTAATAGGATCTCCTGGAACTGCCGGTATTGCACTATTATCAGGAGTCGGATTATCGTATGTTGGTAGCGGTTCTGGAACTACTGCTTCTTCGGCATTATTTGGAGAACTTGCTGTGGCTGCTGTGGCTGCTGTGGCTGCTTGAGGACCGTTCATATGAATATTTACGGCTGTCTCAACATGATTCCCACTGCTAAGAATATTAGTATCTCCTCCAGCGGTAAAATCATTATGTCCGCCGCTAAGAATGTTAGTATCTCCTCCGGCTGTAAGATTATTATGTCCAGTAATATTAAGATCTAAACTACCTTGTATTGTTTGTATTACACTACCATTTATAGTTTCATTTTTTGTACCAGTAACTTTACTAGTTACATTTCCTCCTACGGTCGAGTTAACATTTCCTCCGCCGCTTCCACTGCCCACATTCCAATTAATACTTGCGTCAAAATTCCAATCAACTTGTTCTATAACATGATGTTTATAATTTTGTTCGTAAGTTATATCAACGTCTTGTTTAATTTGTATTTTTTGATTTTCATCAACAATTAAGATTTGATTACCGCCTACTTCTGTTTGATGTCGATTAGCAACTTTAAGATTAAAGTTTCTTCCTGCTTCAAAGTTAAAATCGCGTCCAGCATAAAAATTAAAATCTTGTTCAGTATGAATACTAATACTATCTTGTGCATAGATGTCAATTTTACCATTACTAGTTAGTTCTATCCATGCTGTTCCGCGACTATTAGTAATATAAATTAAATCTTCGCTGTTGTGTAATAAAATTTGATGCCCGGTTCTAGTACGCAGTCTTACTAGTTCATTATTTGGAATTTCTGGAAGTCCGCTAGTATCTTTCTGATCTGTCGAAGCATATTCAGGAGGTCCTTCGCCTGCTTTTGTTTTACGTAAAAATTTATCATCACCATCATCCATGACAAATGTTGTACCGCCTAATCTGCTTGCCGGATAATCAGGAATTTCATGTTCAGGTTTTCCATAGGCACCTGTCGGAGAATCTTGTCGTTTATCCAATGGACCAGGCGTACTAATTCCAAATACAGAACTAGGAGCTTCTCTTCTTGCACTACTAGTCGTTATGCCTCTAACATCATCTAATATAAGTCCTTGATTAATTAATGCATCAGCTAAAGGATGCTTAGGTTTTAACCATTTAGTAACATCATTAGGATTTCCGGTATTAATTTTTCTATTAAATTCTCCGACAGGTATCCTACCTGGACGTCCGGCAGTATCATTAAATCCTGCACCATCTACAACATTTTCTGTAGCCGCGACACCAGGCAACATGAAGTTCATACCTTCATCTTGTATGGCACCTAACCAAAAACCATACTTTGGATTCCCGTCAATAAAAATAACAATTACCCGAGATCCAACATCCGGAGGTATCATCCACATACCGTAACTTTTTTGTGTGCTATCATAATTGTTAGGATCTTTTCTAACGTTCGAAGCCGCAGTAGTTCCATAAAATGGACTCATATAACTAACTTGATGTAATTGACTCGAAGATCCGGTGCCGCCTCCTGGACGACCGATATCAACTTCTATCTTACCCGAGTATTCTTTATCTAAATGGCTAACCACTGTTGCAATCAATGGACCTGGTCTTACTTGCGGTTCGCCACTAGATGATAATGTATTTGGATTGTAATCTGACATAATTAATCTTGTGGTATATCACCGTTGTTATAAGCAGTTTGCCATTCAGGTGTGCCAGGTTGTGGTCCAGTATTTTGACTAGTAATTGTGCTATTAGGTGTACCAGTTGCATACGGATCGTTAGGATTTTTAGAATCATTATTAGTAGTAATAGAACCTTTTTCGCTTCCCGGTCCTTTAAGATCTTCACCTGTCACTTTAGTACCTGTTATTTCTTGTGTGAATTGCCCTTTTGAGAATTTTGAGGTAATATCAAATACTTTGTATAAACCGCTCCATGCCAATGTTGGGCCAGCAGAAGAGCTTGATCCAAAATCATACATACCGGTGCTTTGGTTAATGTCTAACGGAGTTCTGAAATTAACAACAACATGAACTTCTCCATTTTGATAGTTAATTGTCATGTCTTTATTGAGATTTTTATATTGTGTAGATTTACTTGTATAGTTTCCTGTTCCACTTTGTGCAATATAATACGGATCTCCTAGAATAGTCATGTCAAGTTTTAACATAGCATTTTGATTTGTTACTGCATCATGAAATGCCTTGGCAGCTCTAGTTTCTTGAGTTTCCATACCTCCGCCACCGTATCTATCTGAACGACGTTCTGTGACAGAATTTTTAACTGATGTAGGTAACGATCCTGGAGTATTTTGCGGTGCATTACCGTCTGGTATTGCTTTATTAATTAAACCTGGTTCTTCTGCAACTGATTGATTTTCTTTAGCTTTATTATCTTGAGTAGTTGTAGCAAGTGTAGCATCGCCCGCAGCCGCATATGTAAAATCAAATGCTAAATTTAAAGATAAAATATCAACATTTTTGCCTGTGTAGATATAATCGTATTTTTTTACTACTTGTTTTGTTAAATTATCCAAACCTTTTGGTTTTGTATTAGGAGCTTGCACAGCACCACTATGTGCTTCATATGGTATTACTCTATAAACAATTAATTTAGGGTGTGAACCAGTTTTTCCAGCATTTGCTTTCGTATCAAGAACATAGACTTGAGTGTCAATTTTCCACCATTTTCGAAATCCTTCTTCAGTAGTTGCACCTTCTTTTAAAGAATTTTTTGAGTAATCACTGTTTAATATAACTTGATTAATTGCGTTAATAATACTAGAATCTTGACTAAATTTATGATCACTAACTTTTTGATCTACTTGATTATTTGCACGAATAAATGTTTTTGTAGTTTTATCATACACCATGTTTTCTTTACCGACAGGTGTTAATGCTTTTTTAACATCGTCGTATCCTAACGAAGATTTGCCTATTTCATTACAATCATCGTTTGACTGGATATATGTTTTGTTTGTTTTACTTACTGTAACATTTAACTTTTTTGCTATATCATCAAAACTGCCTGTAGACGAAGACGAAGTTGCTCCAGCGTCATCTTCTGTATCACCACTAGTAGTATTACCTGAAGATGAAGAATAATCTGTTGGAAATAAAATTAAAATTTGGTCAGCAACTGCAACTGTTCCGTTAGCTTGTAATGATTGCAAACGTTTGTTGATGGCAACTTGAAGACTTTTCTCACCAGTTTGTAAAACTTCTTGAACTGTTGCACCTTCTGCAGATACATCTGTTTTTAAATTTTTATTGTCAGATGCATGTGCTTCTGCACTCATATGAGATATAACACACCTATATTCTGATCCTTTTTCAGTAACCGTAAAATCAGTAGTTTGAAATTTAAAAGGAATTTTTCTAGTTGTATTTGGAATGTTAACAATCTGTCCTGTTTCAGTGTTTCCTCTAAATTCAATAGTTAGTAGATATGCGGCTTGTAGGTAGTTGACCCATTTTGCCTGCTCTGCTGCCGCTTGAAGTGCAAGCAAAAACATCCCCATGCTATATGGTTCTATAATTGTAATCGATCCAGTAAGCAAATTCGAATTTTCGCCGTTTTGCATACCAACACTACAACTTAATTCAACATTATCAATAAAAAAGTCAAACTGGCCGTATGCTGTCTGTATTCGATTTTTTGGATCTGCATTTGCATCTTTACAAATTATGGGTAATTGTTTTCCTGCCATATAACTTTTATCAGGAAAATTTAAATCATCATGTGTTAATACTGATATGCTTAATACATAATCATAACTAGCATAATCAAATAAAGGATTAGGTAAAGGTAATTTAATTCCATCAACTTTGGTAAACAAACTATTAAGAGAACTTAATGCACCTGTCACTGAATTACCTATGCTTGTTAATGCATTTGCAGGACCTTGACTTAAAAAATTTGAAACACTAGATGCGGCATTTGAAACTGTATTACCTATAGCTGTGGCACCGCTTTCAATACTGGCAGTTGCAGAATCAATAACGCCTGAAAGACCGTCTAAACTCATTTTATAACCCTAATATTATTCTTAAACTGCTATTTTTAGGAATATAAATTTGTGTACCTGGTACAAAATCTAAAATAGGATCTTGTATAATATCTAAATTCCTTTGCATGAACACCCACCATAGTCCAACTTCACCATATAAATCATATGCTAATAGATCAGGTCTGTAAGTATACTGAGGTGTTAGAGTGAATAAAAAATCATCTGGCTCAGCACTAACTGGACGAATCGATAGCACATCTAAGTAAGTATTCTTAACAGGTGTCGTATACCAAGGACTTGTGTTAGTATATGTAGCCATAATTAGATATATCCAAAACTATTATTAAGGTAACCGCCTGTAACAAATCTGTCAAGGCTAAAGTTACGAGCACTTGTTCTACTATAGATAGGTTGTAAAGTTACACTAAAACTACTTTTAGTAGGTACATGACTTACACCGCCGCTAGTCGTTCCGCCAAGCCCAAATGTACCTGCTAATGCCGCTACTTGTCCTACCCCTCCAGCAATACTACTAACCGTGTTTGTAAGTCCACCTAGCCCTAAACCTGCACCGCTTAGTGAATCAGCAAGTCCACCAATACTGTCGGCTACTCCTTCTACTGCTCCGGCAGCACTACCGACAACATTAACTCCGATATAATCACAGCTAGCATCTAAACTTGTGCTAAAACTTGTAACAACTACTGGAATATTTTTAAAAACATAGTTACCATAACCATTTAAAAATACAATAGGGGGCGGGTTACCTGCTTTTGGATCAGATCCAGCAAACATTTTGGTAAGACTTCGTAAATAATGCACCATAGCAATCCAGTACAATCCCTGTGTAGAATCTTCAACAAACATAGGAGCAGTTATACTAATCGTACCTGGGTCGCTACTTTTAAAAGCATGAAATGAATAGTTAGTATGTGTAGTTTCAACTTTGGCATAACTTGAACTACTAGCAATATTAATTTGTGGAGTATATGGAAATATGAGACCTCCTGCATCTTTTAATGGTTTTAAAACAGGACTGCTCCTAAAACTAGACCAATTGGCTAAACTTAATCTAACTCTCCAGTCATTAGCATTGGCATCACCGCCAAAACTAGCAACTGCACTAAGAATATCACCTACCGCTTCTCCTGCGGCTGGCAATCCACTTGTTGCCATTCGTAATGCGCCGGCAACATTACCGCTTGCATATCCAGCAGAAATTGCCGAACTTAAATTGTTTGCAACATTTATACCATTTCCAACACTACTGATTAACCCAGGCGCAGAATTTAAATTTTGTACAAGACTATCACCTAATGCCATAATAATATTCCTTTTGGTATATTATTTATTTGACTTTGTTAAGTGCGTAGTTTATAATTAACAATTAGAGGACTCTAAAGGATGAATGTAAAAGTAAATTATCTCAATAACAAGGACATGCTCCTTGAAATTCACAAATCAAAAAGCTCTTATTGTGTTTTTGAACAACCAGAGTACCACCAGTATGATATAATTCTACCAAGTGTTGATAAAATTAACATACGTACTATTGCAGAAGCCAAACGTAATCGTGCAAAACGTATAGGAGACTTGGACTATCAAACTCGAAAAAAGGCCGGCGAAAAAGTCAAGCAAGCAGATTGCGAAGTCGACTATAAAAAAATAGCAAAAACGGACTTAGTATTCCGTATCATGACATTTGATCATATACCATTAAACAATACCCGTAAAAAGAATCCAAAGAGTTTAGCAGATCACAGAGATAAAGTAAACTTTCCGCCATTCCAACACTGGAAATTTAATGATAACGATGAACTAGTATGTGTGGGTAAAAGTCATTGGAAGGGCAGTTTAGAGAAAGGACATTTTGACAAAGATGCTGGCCAAATAACTAACACTTTAGCACGTATGATGTTAAAATTATGTGAGAGATATGCGACTCGCGGTAACGTTCGCGGGTACACATACAATGACGAAATGAAAGGACAGGCCATTTTACAGTTAACACAAATTGGATTACAATTTGACGAAAGTAAATCAGACAATCCGTTTGCTTACTTTACTGCGGCTGTGACTAATAGTTTTGTTCGTGTTATTAATATTGAAAAACGTAATCAAAATATCAGAGATGATATCTTAGAAATTAATGGTATGAACCCTAGCTACAGTAGAACTGGCGCTGGAGAACATGCGGCCGCTATGAAACGTAACGAGGAATCTAGTGAGTAATTTATTTAAAAAAGTAGCCTGTTTTACAGACATACACTTTGGATTAAAGTCTAATAGTAATGTACATAATCAAGACTGTGAGGACTTTGTAGATTGGTATATCGCTAAAGCAAAGGAGGAAGGATGTGATACAGGCATCTTTATGGGAGACTGGCATCATAATCGCAATAGTCTTAATATCACTACAATGGACTATAGTCTTAGGGCGTTGGAAAAGTTGGGTCAAGCGTTTGATAATTTTTATTTCTTTCCTGGTAATCACGACTTGTATTATAAAGATAAGCGAGATATTCACTCAGTTGAGTTTGGAAAATATATCCCTGGCATTACTGTTGTTCACGAGCCTACCACTGTTGGTAATGTCACTTTGTGTCCATGGCTTGTTGGAGAAGAATGGCGGAAAATGAAAGATATAACTAGCAAATATGTCTTTGGTCACTTTGAGCTTCCGAGTTTTTACATGAATGCCATGGTACAAATGCCAGATCACGGTGAACTACAACGTAGTGACTTGTCTAAACCTGATTTAGTTTTCAGTGGACACTTTCATAAACGTCAGCATAATGGTAACGTAGTATACATTGGTAATGCATTTCCACATAACTTTGCAGATGCATGGGATGATGATCGGGGCATGATGATATTAGAATGGGATAAGAAACCAGAATATCACTCATGGGAACATCAACCTACCTTTAGAACAATTACCTTAAGTAGATTAATTGACGAAGCTGATAAAATTTTATTGCCCCGACAACATTTACGTGTAGCTTTAGACATTGATATTACATTCGAAGAAGCAAGTTTTATTAAAGAAAAATTCATTAATGAATATAACTTAAGAGAACTTACACTAATTGCAGAAAAGAAAGAAGTCGAAATTAATACTAATATAGATATTCAATCGTTTGAGAGTGTTGATCAAATTGTTAGCAATCAAATTGTTAGTATCGACAGCGACACTTATAACAAAAATACATTATTGTCAATTTATAATAACCTATGAGCATGAATTTAAAAGAATTAACTGTAAAAAACTTTATGAGTGTGGGTAATCAGACACAGGCTGTAAACTTTGCACAGGAAAATTTAACACTTGTGTTAGGTGAAAACTTAGATCAAGGCGGAGATGATGCTGGAAGTCGTAACGGAACTGGTAAAACTACTATTGTTAACGCATTAAGTTATGCATTATTCGGTACTGCTCTAACTAATATTAAAAAAGATAATCTTATTAACAAGATTAATACTAAAAATATGTTAGTTACCTTAGCATTTGAAAAGAATGGCGTCGATTATCGCATCGAGCGCGGTCGTAGACCAAATGTATTACAGTTCTATGTTAACGACCAAGCACAGGAAACAGAAGAAACAGACGATGCTCAGGGTGATATGCGTGAGACTCAGAAAGATTTAGACGAACTTATCGGTATGAGTCACGATATGTTTAAGCATATTGTAGCATTGAATACATACACCGAGCCTTTTTTAAGCATGAAGGCAAACGATCAACGGGTAATTATTGAACAATTATTAGGTATTACTATCCTTAGTGAAAAAGCAGAAACTCTTAAAGAGCTTATTAAACAAACTAAGGACGATATTACACAAGAAACTGCTAATATCGAAGCTACAAAACGTAGCAACGACGGAATTCAAAAAAGTATCGACAATTTATTAACAAGACAAAGTGCTTGGAATAATCAACATAGTCAAGAAGTAGAAAAAGTAGCTCGTGCTATTGTAGAATTAGAAAGTGTTGATGTCGAATCTGAGATTGCTAAACATGCAGAACTAAAATCTTACGAAGAGAAAGCATCAAAATTAAAAAGTTTAAGTAAAGAACGTGCTACTTTAGAATCTGCACTTGCACAAGCAGACCGTAGTGTAAAAAAATATGAGAATGAACTTGCTAAACTACAAGACAAAAAATGTCATGCTTGTGAACAAGAACTACACGATCATAAACATAGTGAAATGACTGCTGAAGCTAAAAAGCATATAGAAGAAGCAACTACTTACTATAATACTGTCAATACCGACTTAACTAAAATTAATAGCGATCTTGATAAGATAGGAGAACTATCTGCACATCCAAATACCTATTATGATACAGTAGAACAAGCATTAAAACATCAAAATAATCTTAAAACACTAGAAACACAGTTAACTATTAAAGCAGGCGAAGTAGATCCTTATCAAGAACAGATAGATGAACTACGTAATACTGCTATGCAAGAGATTTCTTGGGATAAAATCAACGAGCTTACTAGTTTAAAAGAACATCAAGAATTTCTATTGAAGCTTTTAACTAGCAAAGATAGCTTTATCCGTAAAAAGATTATTGATCAAAACTTAGCATATCTTAATAACCGTCTTACTTATTACTTAGATAAGATGGGTTTACCACATACAGTTGTTTTTAAGAACGATTTAACTGTAGAGATTACACAATTAGGACAAGATTTAGACTTTGATAATTTATCAAGAGGTGAGCGTAATCGATTAATCTTAGGCCTAAGCTGGAGTTTCCGCGATGTATGGGAAAGTTTGTATCAACAAATTAATTTATTGTTCATAGATGAGTTAATTGATAACGGACTAGATGCAAGTGGTGTAGAATCTGCACTAGCTGTACTTAAAAAGATGAGTAGAGAACGCAAAAAGAACATTTTTCTGATATCACATAAAGATGAACTTATAGGTCGCGTTAATAATGTTCTAAAAGTTATTAAAGAAAATGGTTTTACACACTATGCAAACGATTTAGAGGTAATAGAATGAAAGTAGGATTTACTTGTAGTACATTTGATCTGTTTCATGCAGGTCATATTATGATGCTTAAGGAAGCAAAAACACAATGTGATTATTTAATAGTAGGGTTACAAACAGATCCTACTATCGATAGAGACTGGAAAAATAAACCAGTACAAACAGTATTTGAAAGATTTACACAGTTATCAGCTTGCAAGTATGTAGATGAGATTATTCCATATGCTACTGAAAAAGAATTAATGGATATATTGCTGTCTTATCCGATAGATGTTAGAATTGTCGGTGCTGAATATGAAGGTAAACAGTTCACTGGATTCGATTTACCTATTAGAACTTATTTTAATAGTCGTAAACATAGTTTTAGTACAACAGAATTAAGACAAAGAGTAGCAGACGCTAAAAATGTCAAAGCACGTTGAACCGAGTCCGTATCAAAATGAAGAAAGCCATGAACGTCTCATGTCTGCTTTTCGTGAATACTTCAAGGCAAATCAAGATTGGCAAGCAAAAGGCACTCGTAGAGCTGGTGAGCATATGCGTTACTGGCTTGCACAAATTAGAATTATAGCACGTGAACGTCGTGAACATGTACAACAGTATCGTGTTTGGCTCGATCGTAACAAGGCAGAAAAGAAGGCAAACCAAAAGGCAAAGGATACTGGGACAGAATAATATACATAGTTAATGTCCTGGTACTATAATAATGAAATCGTAGAAGAATTGCCCGAAGATTGTGTTGGATTTGTTTATATCATAACAAATATCACAAGCGGGCGCATGTACATAGGCAAAAAATTATCAAAATTCTCTAAAACAACTTATAAAACTGTAAAATTAAAG